TACTGGTGTTGCGGTTAATCAAATAAGAAATGGAGAAAGACCAATATGGCAAACCCAGACGAAAAAGCAAAAACTGATAATGATGAACTGAAACTCATTAAAGTCGATGACTATGAGTTTTATTGCGATACCGACTTAATGGATGACGTCGAGGCACTTGATATTATTCACCAGATTGAAGATAAAAACCGCGTATCAGCCATTGTGCCACTATTGCACTTTTTGCTTTCTGACGAAGAGTACAACAAACTCGCGCAACATTTCATTCAAGCTGACGCCGCCGAACACAAAGGCAAAAAAGATTATCGCCCACGTTTCCGAGCATCAAAGCTCACGGCTGTATACAACGCAGTCATTGCGCAATTTAGCCCAAAAGGTTAGCCCTCGCCAAATTACGCCGACAGTATTTTGATGAGATCGAGGCTGACTTTCACGAGTATTACCATTTAGATATTACGCAAATCAAGTCGGATAAAGCGGCACGTTTGCTTTTCCAATTGCCATCGGGCAGCCGAATATATAGGCGATTGCAGCCAGCAAACACATGGGGCTGGCAAGAAGTTTTGCAAAATCAAATGGTGTATTTGTTGAACGTGATTGCGTGGCAAAGCACGAAAGATGCAGCGCGAAAAATACCGATCAATGCACCAAAGCCTTTCATACCAGAGTTTATGCGTAGCTTGCAGACTGAGCAGCAAATTAACAAAGATATTGAGGCTCACGACGTTGACGACATTAAGTCAATACTTGCTAAAAAGCGTGTTTAGTTGTGTTGTAAATAATGACGTAAGATTTAACAGGGGCGCGACCCCTGTTATTTTTACCACTCCCCTACCCCGCCAAAACCACTACTCTAACACCTTACAGCTAAAAATCAAGCGACACCCAAGGCGAAGAGGGGAGTGTGCTTATGGTAATGCTATAATAGAAACAATATGGCAAATAGTGATGTATCATTTGTACTCGACACAGCGGCAGCCGAAGAGCTGTTGACAAGCATGGCGATGCCAACTGTAAAGACATCAGCCGACGCGATTGTAAACCGCGCACGGTCCATGGCATCTAGCATGTCGAGCAACCCACCAGAGTTTAGCGTCACGACTGAAATAGGCACGATCAAGCGCGGTGTGCGTGCCATTGCAACCATTGCCGTACAAGCAACTGACGCCCACCAAAATTACATAGGCTTTATGGCTCTCTCAAAAGCAAAGGATGCTGGGAAAGTCAACTAGCTTATGGTATGATATAAGCAAATAAAGCACGCCAACGGTTGCGGTAAAACTGGTTATCAAAGAAAGGTAATTAAGCAACCAACATGGCTGGCACAATCGGAACCGCATATTTCAAACTAGCACCGAACATGCAGGGTGTTCAGAGCAAGATTGCGGCTGGCATGAAAGGCGCAGGTGCGCAAGCCACCAAAGATTTGGGTAATGAAATTGACTCAAACTCTGGTGGTTTTCAAGGCGCCATTGGTAAACTCGGTGGACTAGCGAAAGCTGGTGGTGTTGCGATCGCTGGTGGCATCGCAGCTGGTGCCGCTGGACTTGCCGCACTGACTGGCAAGATGCTTATGTCGGGTGCGGAGCTTGAACAGCAACTCGGAGGCTCTGAGGCTGTATTTGGCGAGTATGCAACTGGCATACAAAACACCGCTCTCAATGCATACAAAAATATGGGTCTGTCGCAAAACGAGTTTTTGCAGGGCGCCAACAAAATGGGGTCGCTTTTCCAAGGCGCTGGCTTTGACGTTCAATCGTCGATGAAGATGTCGCAAGACTCAATGCAACGCGCATCTGACATCGCATCGATCATGGGTATTAGCACGACTGACGCGCTTGAGGCTGTTACTGGCATGGCAAAGGGTAACTTTACCATGATGGATAACTTGGGTGTCGCAATGAACGATACAGCAATCGGTGCGTATGCTGTATCAAAGGGCATCACCAAATCGACGGCAGCAATGTCGACTCAAGAAAAAGTCGGGCTTGCACAGCAAATGTTCATGGAGAAAACCGCGAAATATGCTGGCAACTATGCAAAAGAAAACGACACACTCGCTGGCTCGATCAACACCACTAAAAAAGCATTTGATGATTTCTTATCGGGCGGCAACACGATCGACGGCTTTATCGAAAGTCTTATCGGTACAATCAAAATTGCAGTGCCTCAAATTACAGCAATCTTGCCAGAAATCGTAAACGGCATCGGTCAAGTGGTATCGGCTATTGTACCAGCGCTTGCAGAGGCGTTGCCAAAACTATTACCAGCTCTCATCACGGCAGCTGTCGGCTTGCTTGATCAGCTCGTGAAAGCATTGCCTCAAATCATTGGCGTACTCGTTGCCGCATTGCCGCAATTCATTGAGGGCTTTGTAAAGATATTCATTGGCATCGTACAGGCATTGCCTCAAATTATCACTGTACTCGTTGCCGCAATACCAACGATTATCGATAGCCTCGTGAGCGCACTGACAAACCCAGAGTCGCTTACCGCAATAATTATGGGTGCAATACAGCTGTTGCTAGCCATTTTAAAGGCTATACCAGTCATTATTACCGCATTAGTGGGTGCGATACCAACGATCATCGAAAACATCATCAAGACGGTCACAAGTCCACAATACATACAAATGATGATGAAAGCTGGTATCGAGGTCTTTATGGCGCTTATCAAAGCCATACCACAAATCATTGGTAGCGTTATTGGTGCAGTTGGCAGAATACTCGGGGTGATCGGTGAAACGCTATCGCCAAGCAATCTGGCTCGCATCGGTGGCGATATGATCAAGGGCTTGTGGAACGGTATATCAGATCTCACAGGCTGGGTGGTTGGAAAAATCAAAGGCTTTGGCGATAGCATACTCGGTGGCATCAAATCATTCTTTGGTATTCACTCACCGTCAACCGTGTTTGCTGGCATCGGACGCGACCTCGACCGTGGACTCGCAAAAGGCATTACCGACAATGCTGGCTTGGTTGATAAATCAGTCACAGGCATGGCTAACGACGCGCTGAGCGGCATGAAAGCAATAAATGGCTCAATGAGCGCTGGCTTTAATGCAAACGTCACCACGGCACAAAGCATACAGGCTGGTGATTACGAGTCAGCACCAAAAGTTGTGCAATACATTGATATTAAAAAGATGGCTGAACCTCTTGACGCAAAAGCGGTTGCAAGTGACCTAGGCTTTATGGTCGCAAATGCGTAAAATAGGAATAGGAAATAAAATATGAAAAATACTCAACTATGGCTCATCGGCACAAACACAGAGATAAACTTGCAAAACCCAAGCGAGTCATTTTATTTAAAGCCCCCACTCGAGGGACTGACTGGCTTGCCAGATATACGCGTCGCGCAGGGTAATAACGTCGGTAAAGATGGCGGCTGGACTGGTAACCCATTATTTGAGGCGCGTTTCATATCAGCTGTCGTGCAGATCGCAAATGAGAGCGTTGCCCTCGTCGAGCAAAAACGTCGCGAGCTTGCCACCTTACTTGCTGAACACAACCTCACACTCAAGTACGTCACAGAGGGCGGCTCAGTGTATACCACCAAAGTGCGTGTATTAGCGGCACCAGCCCCTCTCGAGCAAATGCTTACTAAAGTCACATATAAAATTAACCTCAAGGCTGATGACCCATTGCTGTACGATTACGACAGCTCGGGCGGTCCAATCGTCGCGACGTTGCCAGTATTTCAAGCAAACGGTGACTTTGAGATACCGTTTGAGTTTCCGCTAATCATTGAGGGTGGCGGCGCAATACAGACAGTTGAGAACAGCGGTACAAGTACCGTGTCGCCAATCATCACGCTTTATGGTCCACTACATGACCCGACGATCGTAAACCAGACGACCAACCAGCAAATGCAAATACTCGCCGAATTAAGCCCGACCGATGAGCTGGTAATGAACACGGCACGAGAAACGATCACGCTTAACGGTATTGACGTTTATTACTTGAAAGCAGAGGGGTCGGAGTTTATCAACATCGGCGCTGGTACAAATTACATTTACCTCGAGAGCGAGAACAGCGGTGATGCTGGATATGCTGAAATCAAATATAACTCTGGCTATATAGGTACATAATCGTGGCTAAATATGAGGTATTAGTTTATAGCAAAGAGGGATTGCCGATGGCAAACATATTTTCTTTGTGCAAAAACTTTAATTGGCAAAAGGTACGCAACGACGCTGGCAGCGTTTCATTTGATTTGAACCTCGAGCAATACGAGTCATACCTCGAAGAGATCGGCTTTGGCGATGACCCATTTGCCTTTTTAGAAACAGGGCGCAATGACATACGCATCAAGCGCAATGGTCAGTGGTTGCATGGCGTAAATGTAATTAAGTTTGATTACTCAAATGACGAAACCGATGTCACGATGAAAGTGCAGTGTACTGGTTATCTCAATTTTTACAAAAAGCAATATGTCGACATCGACTTTGATGACACGCCACAAGAAGATATTATATGGGGCGCAATTGCCGCGTGTAATGCAAAAACTGGTGGCGATTATGGTATCACACAAGGTACTCATGTCGGGGCATCTATATTGCGCAGTCGCCACCAAGTACGCAAAGAGGTCAAATCATTTATTCAGCAGATGACTCAAGTGATCGGTGGCGTTGATGTTGAGATAACCGCCGACAAAAAACTGAACACATATATTGCTCAAGGTGCGTATCGACCAGATGTACGACTTGCATACCCTGGCAATATTTCTGGTTTCAATTTCAGCCGAAGTGTTGAGAGCGTGGCGAACTTTATTTATGGCGTCGGCTCGGGCAATGGTGAGGATGCGGTACAAGCAGAGTCAGAGGATGTCGACAGCGAAACTTACTTGTATCGCCGCGAGCAAATCGCATCATATAACTCGGTTGTCGAAGAGGGTACCTTGCAGCAAAACATCGATGCGCTCAAACACTATACGTCAATGCCAATCGAATTGCCGACCATCACGGTCCAGCCGAACACACTCGATCTCTCGACCGTGGGTATCGGCGACACCATACCAATCGCTTTGACTGGCAACAAATCACTCGCCCATATCAATGGCTATTACCGCATTGAAAGCATCTCATGTGCCGTCAACGACCAAGGCGATGAAATGGTTGATCTCACATTTGACGACATCGACATCAGCGAAATCATTGCGTTGCAAGAGGGGGCGTAATGCGCCTCGGGCTTATCGGTCAAAGCGTTGATGACCAAATCGACGAGTTGCAGCGCGACCTCGAAGAGATTAAGTCGTTGCAGTTTACGAGCCAAGACTCAGGTATGTTGGCTCATCTTGCTCGTGCGCAATTGCGTGATCAGTACGGCGACATCGTTGAGTTATCTGGTGACTTTACACCAGCGACCACATCGCAAATACAGTTGCCAGCAACGCCCTCATCGTTTCAGCTCAACACACTTTATGCCGACCAGATATTCATACCAAAGCACGGTAAACCAGCCGTCGCTATACCATTGCTCAAATTAAAAGCGACTGGTGCTGGTGGTATACACGGTGAGAGCGAGCTTTTTGTAAGCGCTCAATGGGGCATCACTATGAAAATATATAATGGCTCAAACGTGCAAATCGGTAGCCTAGGCATCAATCAATCGCTTGGTGGGCTTTTTGAGCAGGTATATCACCCGACTTACGATTACGCGTGGCAAACCATGATGGTGTACGAGTGTTCATCAGCCTTTACGCTTTCATATGAGTTTGTTGTGCGATCATCAGACGATGGCAGCACTAGCAGTGAAATATCGGGGTTGTTTCAATGATACGCAGTAATAACGACATAATAAAGATGTTGCGCAAAGTGCTTATCGATATTGATGAGCTGAAAACATCGCAACCAGTCGGCACAAACCAGATCGTCGTAAAGCCATATGACACTGGCGCCGCATATGACGCGCAGTACACCATCACCGCGCCGTTTCAAAGCGTTGGCTCATCATTTAAGCTATTACGCATCACGGTCACGCCAGACGAGATAAGCGATCGAAACATATTACTTTCAAATGTCATACCAGACTTGCGATACACCAACGGTACTCGCGTATCGAATTGGGGTGGGTCATCAAGCACAGGCTATGGCATAAGTGCAATTACTGACCCAAATGATTTTAGTAAAAACACATATCTCGTATTCATTGTTGCGCCAACGAATACTATAATGAGGCTCAAGACGTATGTGATTGCAAACGCAAAAGTAACATTTATGGTTGAGGATTTAATATAATGCCACCTCGAGCAAATAACGATATTACCATGATGGTCGCACAAGCGCAGCAGAAAATGCGCGAACTGAAAGAGTTACAATTTTTTGGTGGCGACTCTCTCAATCTGAAACGATGGGCGCACCCTCAATCAATACCACTCGACAGCGTAATGCATTGCTGGCGCCTTGTCATAGTGCCAGACGACCCAGCGACCATGATGCCATTTAGCGCGACAATCAAGCCAGCTGATGCAATTTCATTTATCAGTGGTCAAGTCGAGCCAGTGCATCGCACCGACGGCTCGTATGAGTATTTATTCATCATCAATGCTGAATATCCTGACGGTCCAGCACAAACAGCCAGATTTGTTGTGGAGTATAGCGGCACAGCAACATTTAATATTTCGATGATAGGTTAATTATGAATATCGATGACACTGTAAAAAAACCAAGACGATCGTTGCCAAATGGCGAAGTGTGGAACCAAGCCGCATGGAAAGACGCACGACGCCGAGCGATCGCCAGCAAAGACCCACATTGCGCAGCGTGCCATTTATTTATTGATGTCACATTGCCAATGAATGACGAGAACGGTAAACGCAATCTCATGTCGGTCGAAGTCGACCACATCATACCAACATCTCGAGGCGGTCCAATGTACGCACAAGAAAACTTGCAACTTATGCATGTGCGATGCAACCGACAAAAAGGCGCGAAAATGACGTCAGATTATGAGGGTTTGCAAACCGCAAACCCAGTACCCTTGTCAAACCAATGGTAATTTGATATGGCTTATGCTCGGTGTTATAATTGAAAGTGTATAAAATAATTACTCACCGAAAAGGAGTTTCAAAAATATGGGATGGCGACTAGCAAACAGTTTAGTACGATTACGAGATCAAGTTAATGTGGCATATCCAAACCGCGCAAAGGCGAGCGACGGCACTATTGGTGACGCAGCGCACGCATCTGGTGCATCTGACCACAACCCGAATGGGGCTGGTGTCGTTTGTGCAATGGATATTACCAACAGCCCACAAACTGGCTTTGATGTTCACGCATTAGCAGACCGCTTGCGTGTCAATCGTCACCCAGACCTCAAGTACATCATCAGCAATCGTCGTATCGCAGGTGCATGGACTGGCTGGGCTTGGGCGCCATACAACGGCAGTAACCCACACAGCCAACACGCTCACTTTTCAGTTGGTCGTGGCAATGATGGTCAAAGCACGCCACCATACGATGACACCAACGATTGGGCTATCGGCGGCAGTGTAGCGCCACCAGCTGGCGGTAAATCAAACGATGAAGTCGCAAGCGAAGTGCTGGCAGGTAAATGGGGCAACGACCCAGAGCGATCACAAAAGCTCAGTGCCGCTGGTTACAATGCTGGCGTTATTCAATCAATCGTAAACAGCCGACTTGGTGGCGGTGGCGCAGCACCACGCAAATCAAATGATGTCATCGCGCAAGAAGTTATCGCAGGGGCTTGGGGTAACGGTCAAGACCGTGTAAACGCTCTTAAAGCGGCAGGTTACGACTACAATGCAGTACAAGCCATTGTGAATGGTAAAGTCGCACCAGCGGCACCAGCACGGCTCTCAAATGAGCAAGTTGCATCACAAGTAATTGCTGGCGCATGGGGCAACGGCGACGAGCGACGCAACCGACTGACACAAGCTGGTTACAATTACGATGCGGTCCAAGCAATCGTAAACGGTCAAGTCGGTGTCGGGCAAGCAACAAAATCAAATGATCAGGTCGCAAACGAAATCATTGCTGGTCAAGGTGGTTGGGGTAATAACCCTCAACGAGCCGACAAGTTGCGCGCAGCTGGCTTTGACCCAAATGCAGTACAGCAATTGGTTAATCGTAAACTAGGATATTAAGACCGTGTTTGAATTACTAGCAGTAGCATCAGCGCCAGTGGTCACCTTTTCAGTTGACCCAGCGCTCGTCATCCAATTAGTTTTAAGTACGTTCATGCCACTATTAGTCGGCTTGGTTACCACTCGTGTCACATCGGGTGCAACCAAGGCATGGCTCTTGGCAGCTTTCACGCTCGTCACATCGGTGCTTACAGGCATTGGTGACGCGATCGCCACTGGCACAGCGTTTGACATTGGGCTTGCGCTCATCTTGCTCATACCAGCCTTTGTGGTATCGGTATCGACGTACTATGGACTATGGAAACCAACAGGTGTGGGTGGAGCGGTCCAAGACATCGGCGCGAACAAATAATTTATTCAATACCCAAAAAGCCCCTCTCGCAATGGGGCTTTTTTGTTGGGCTATCTGTTTGTTTTAATTGGTTTGTGCATCCATTATACCACTGATTGAGTAAACGCGCTTATGGTGTTATAATTGCCACATACCGCACACACGAGAACTCACTCGGTTAAGAAAGGAAAAACGGCGATGTCAAAGAAAGATGTATCGGTTGAAATTAAAATCGTCAAGCTTGATGATTTAATACAAAACGAAATCAACCCACGCAAGATCAAGCGCAAGGAATATGAAGAGCTGAAAAAATCATTGCTCGAGTTTCCTGATATGAAGAAATTGCGCGAAATAATCGTCGATGAAAAGATGATCATTTTGGCAGGTCACCAACGAGTGTACGCGCTCAAAGACCTTGGGTACGAAGATGTCGAAGTTAAGCAAGTGCATAATCTTACAGAGGCTCAAAAACGCCGTTTCATAGCGCTCGACAATGACCACTCTGGTGAGTGGGATTACGACATCATTGCAAACGTATGGAACCCCGAAGAGCTGAAAGAGTGGGGAATTAAAAGCATCAAGATACCGTCGATGACTGGCGATCGGTCCGACAAAGAAGATGTTGAGTTTGAAGCATCAAAAAATAAAGACGTTGAATGTCCGAATTGCGGTTTTCATTTTGACCCCAAAGAAAAATAACGGCTCGCTGTATGTCTAAAAGTATTCAGTTGGGTGACGAGATAAAAGATGTGACGACAAACCAAGTCGGCATTGCTCTTGGTCGCGCTGAATATTTGAACGGCGGCAAATACTGGATATTACAACCGCAAGTATTTGAAGATAACATTGCACCTCGTGAGCAGTTTATACCAGAGGCATATATCAAACGGCGTGGCGATGGGGTGTATGTGACAGCCAAGCCACCTATGGGCTTTCATGCTCGAGATGTTGAGAGGCGATAAGTATGGTTGCCAAGAAATCAGCGTCGACGACAAAGGCAGAAACTACAAAAAAGAATGTGAGTAAAAAAGTTGCTCAAAAGTTAGAGCCACCAAAAAAGACAGCTGTAAAAGCCAAATCAACAAAACCTCGTGCAAAAACGGCATCGAAGAAAAAAGCGGCGCCCAAAAAGCCAGTCATCACACCCCAGATGTTTGATGAGTATTTTGTTAAAATGTCGCAAGACAAGTTTAAAGAGCTTTCGCAATTATGGAATGAAGAGCGGTTACAAATCAAAATACCAAAACTCGATGGGTACGATCAATGGCTCAACTATTTCAAAACACTCACACCAAATGCGATTAAACAGCTGGCGGTGACTGGTCTTGATTTCTTGCCGACTGAGGCATATACAGCGCTTGCGTGGTGGCACGATGTTATTGCATCGCCATACCGAATGGATAAAGTACACAAGGCTGGTTTGACGACGGCAACTGATGGCGCAAAGCCAAAAGAAACAATTGGTCAGCTTGCAGCGAAAAATGACCGCCTAGGCGTTTTGAAAGCAATACGCGATAGTTTAGCCGCAAAACTCGACAAAGGCGCTGGTAACCGTGATACGGCATCTCTGGCGCAACAAATGACGGAAGTGATGACCCAGATTGCAGACTTTGAAAAGCGGCAAGGTCCAAAGAAAGAAACCAAGCTCGGTCAATTGCTCGGTGAATATGATGCAAGTAAGTCAAAGGCAACCGCTGGTAAATCGGCTGGCTCTCGCAAAACAAGTTTTAAAACTCGGGTAACAATTGATGATACGGAGAAAGTAGCATAATGGCACGACGATACGGCAGTCAGAAACCACGCATCGATATTTACAATAATGGTGATATTGAACTTGCCGATAAAACGATCGAGCTTTGTGAGGCGTACGGCATAAAGCTTTTGCCGTGGCAGCGTGCAATTTTGTATCGATGGATGGCGACCGATGAGTTTGATAAATGGGTAAACCCAGAGTGTGGGCTATCGGTGCCGCGCCAAAACGGAAAATCTGAGTTGATCATCGTGCGCATTATTGGTGGCATGGTATTTTTGGGTGAGGCGCTAGTTTATACCGCTCAATCTGACAATACCGTAAAAGAAATCAAGCGCCGCGTGATGCGCTTTTTCTATGACGCCGACGAAGAGTTGCGCGATATGCTTACCGACGAGTTTGATAATGAGCCAAAGTCACTTGACTATGTTGAGTTGCGCAATCGCGGTCGATGCGTATTTCGTACCCGAACGCGCACCAACGGCTTGGGTAGCACAAACGACACATTGATCATCGACGAGGCGCAAGAAGAAACCGATGCGCAGCAAGAGGCGCTATTGCCAACGCTTGCATCTGGTAAAAGCCAAAACCACCAAACAATACGAGCTGGTACACCACCAACAGCTGGCTCGGCTGGTACCGTATGGACGCGCACACGCAACAGCGTACTCACTGGCAAGGCTGAAAGCTATTGCTGGCAAGAGTGGTCGGTTGAGGCAATCACTGACGTTACAGATGAAGAGTCGTGGTATTTCACCAACCCATCGCTTGGTTATTTCTTGATGATTAGTGCGGTCCGTAATGAGTCGGCAACGATGGCGACCGACAGCTTTAATAAAATGCGACTCGGCTGGTATGCAGGTGTTGAGAGCTTGCGAGCAATTAGCGATGACCAATGGTTGCCTTTGGCTGTTGAGAGCGTGCAGGTGCCACCAGAGCCAAATATTGTGTATGCCATCAAGTTTGCACCCGATCGATCAGCTGTATCGCTTGCAGTGGGTGTGCTGATGCCTGATGCGAGAGTGCATGTCGAGATTATTGAACGGCGCCAAATGAACGCTGGTATATCGTGGCTCTCGATGTGGCTTATTGAGCGCTGGCGCAAATGCAACAAAATCATTATCGATGGTGCCGCTGGTACGCAATTGCTGGTTGAAGAGCTTACACGGTCCGACCCAAAAATCAGCAAAAAGATATTGACGCCAAACGTGAAAGAGGCTGGCGCAGCATACTCATCATTTCAAACAGCAATCGAGCAACGGCTACTCACGCACTTTAATCAGCCAGCGCTCAACGTATCGGTAAAGACAGTCAAAAAGCGTGACATCGGGCGCGACGGCATGTTTGGGTATGCGGCAATGAATAATGACATCCAAAGCGACCCGACTGAGGCGGCGGCATTTGCGTATTATGGCGCCGTGCGTTTCAAGAAAGATAAGTCAAACTCTAGTAGTACACAAAGGATAATGGTATAGTTAAAGGTAGCCTGATAGGGGTAAAATCCTGATAGGTCAGAAACTCCATTTCGACAATTAAGACTGGCGGCGCTGTCAGTCTTTTTTGTTTGCGAACAAATAACTTATTCAGAGGCTAGGGTATTGACAAAAACAGGCTTGTGTGCTATTATGTATACATAACCAACGAAAGGTTAAAACAAATATGAATGACATGAAAATATACCGCGACGGCAAGTACGACATCAAAGCAAACATTGCGCTCAAAATACGAATTAAAGCTCCGATCATTTTGCAAAAGCTCGACGACGGTTTCAACAAATTATACGAATACTAGAAAAGCCCCCAGCAATGGGGGTCTTTCATTTACAGAGGTCAGAGCCGACATTTACATACTATATAGATTGTTTCAGTGAAACAGATTTACATACTATATAGATTGCAACCAATAAAAATGGGGTTTTGCACGCGTTATACACAGGTTTTTGCACAGGTTTATGCACATGCGGTTTGCAAACAAAATTGGTGCGTGATATATTAAACCCACGACCAAAAAAAGACGAAACGAAATGGAGGGTCAATGTCTTTTAGTATTACTGAACAGCGCCAACAAACCATGCTCAAACGTATCGGTACAGATGCGGCAGAGCTTATCGATAACATCGCATATTTGCCATTTTTTCGATCGGTCCAAATCAAACTTGAGAAAGCTGGACGCGCCGACGAATGGGGGCGAATGATAGAGGTTGCCAATACCAAAACCAATAAGAAACAGTATTTTGCTAAATTGTGCAAAATGGTCCGTGACGGCACATATCGCTTTGTCGAAAAAGCTGTCGAGGTCGCCAAAGAAACAGCACTGTTTATCGCTGATAAGATCGTGCGTTTCAAGTTTGGCAAATACCAGCCGTTTTATGTGCGCAAAGCCGATGCCTTTATAAAAGCAAATGGCATGGCTGGCTTTATTGAGTTGATCGAACTGGCTGAAAGGAAAAAGCTATCGCAAAAATACGTTGCGAAATCGTTGATAAACGGAAAATCGCCGTCGAAATATTACCAAGAGAATGTGAAAGGTGCAGCATCGTAATGGCTGAACTATTTATCGACTCTGGTATAAACAAAAACCCAAACGATCAGCGCCGCGTCGATGGCGTAATGAAATCTGAAAAGAAACGGCTGACCGATCATCTTGGCAAAGAGTACCCGATCACCCAAAAGCTAATTACCCACGGTCAACCATCCGTCGGCGTTCAATTGCGCGGTGAGCATTTTGTAATACGCACCACGGCAACGATACCCGATGAGGATGTCGAGGCGATACGATTTAAATTAGGTGGCAAAAAGCTATGAGCAAAGCAACATTGCGCATCGGCACCGAAATTGATAAAGATACCGTGGTATTTGGCGCACCTATTGAAATAACTGATGTGAAAATCGAAATAACGCCCGAGCCATTTGATGATCGTTGGTGTTGCAACATGTGTCGCATAGCCGAGAAAATTTGCGACTTTCATGAAAGCATGGAGATACAACGTAAAATCGAAGAGATCGAGAAAGGCAAATCAACATGGGTGAGGTCATCCACATTAAAGAATACCTAGAGCGTAAAGCCGGTCCAACTCGTGAAGATGTCACAAAGCGGCTTGCCGACATCGCATTACAACAATTATTACTTGCATCAGAGCGCATCAGATTACAAGGGCAACTCGAGCAATTTAACAGGGGTGACTAAAAATCACCCTATTTTATTGTTGACATGCGGTGGGGGGCATAATATAATCATAAGTACAGTACAAATGCATTAAACGAAATGGAGATCATAAATGCAAAAACCACTCTCAGTCAACGTAATCGGTGAGCGACCATCATGACAGCTCACGATGCACCCAAAGGCATTTTGCGTAAACCAATGCGCAACAAAATAATCAAAACAAAAAAGTTCAAACGAGGTAAAAATGAAAACCACCACCAAAAGCAGCACATTAACAATTAGCGTATGCATCGTTATAACAGCCCTCTCAGTGGCTTTCGCCATTGGAGAGCGTACCAATGCACAAATGGACGTATACGCCGCTCAAAACGATTGTGAGTGGGTATATCAAGGCACATGGTATGGCGATAATCGCGACTACATTTGCAAGTAAGGAGTTACATTTTACATGAGTATATTTGGAAAAGATAAACCAGAACCCAGCGCCGATCTCTTAAACGAAATCGACGAGCAGCTTGAAAATCCAGTCAACCACAACAGCGTACTCGACTACATGCTCGAGCTATCGGATGACGATTACGACAAGTTGCTCAAATCAGCCAAGGTATATCGTGAGGCAAACCGCAAGGTTGCTGGCATCATGGGTGTACCAGACGTCGCAGCGCAAGGCGAAAAGGTCGAAGTGCGCATCGAAAAACCAGAGTCAGAGTTCATCTAAACCGACTCAAATACCACGAAAGGAAAAAAGAGCAGTGATACAGCAAATTAAAGCATGGTGGCAACTCGAATTGTTACGCGCCAAAATCACATGGAACCTTGACCGATGAGCGTGCAACAAGGTTTGACAATAAAAGCCAACACCCACCCAATGAGCGCAAAGTTTATGGTCGGTGATAAAGAGCTGATGGTCATGTCGTGCGACATCCGTATGCGCCCCGATGAGGTCATCACAGCAACGCTCGAGGTGCCAATCGAACACATCGACGTCGAACTCATGACAAGCGGTGTGACGATCGAGCCGATCGAGCAAGACGTACCAGCAATCACAAGGTTTGGTGACGAGTAATGAAACCATACACCGACGTATTTAAAAAGCCCCTCGACAAAAAAGAGGTTGCGACGGTGGTGATGGTCGTGATTATGCAAAAGACGACATCGGTAATCGAAGTCCAGCAGTACATCAATATCGGCGCTGGCAAACTCAACAAAATATTTCAGTTGCTCGAGGATGCTGGTGTCATATCATCAGAGCCACGATCAATCTTATTAAATCGAGTCGACGCCGCAACGAACGCAGCATTTCGACAACTCAAGAAAGGTAAAAAGTAATTATGGCAAAAGATAGTTTCAACAACAAACTTGATAAGCCATTTGGTGACACTTTGGTGCAAATCGATGTGCCTAGTATCGGAACAGGTCGAATGGTACCAGTGGCAACACATATCGTACTGATGCTTGCAGCTCTTGAGCATGACCAAAACAGCCGTTTGATGGTGCTGTCATCTGTACTTGAGCATGTGCGTATTACACCCGATGATTTACTCAAATACACACGCAACGGTGAACGTCATTTAAATGGCGATTGGAATAACGACGAGCCATACAGCTGGCAGAAAGAGGTTAAATAATGGAATGGCAACTATTTTGGCAAATTGTATTGTTGATGTTTTTTGCAGCAATGCTCGTAATCGCTGTCGCTGGCAGCATCAAAGGTAAAAAGTAATATGGTTAAAAATCGCACACCTGATTTAAAACCTGATGAGTTTGAACTAACGGTCACATGTCCGATTGGTACATGTTTTGCGCAATGCACCTATGCATTTAGCAAAGAGGTTTTGAAAGAAAACGCAAACTATCGCTCACAGATTAAAGAAAATATCATTTCAATGACCGTAAAACAGCACGAAGATGGCAGACACAAGTTGCCAACGGAGTCAAAGTAATGGGTATTGTTGACAATCAAATCAACAAAGCCGCAAATGCAATGTCACGCTTTAAAGATAAAGAGGCATTGGCAATCGGTGATGCGCTGGTTAGCAAGCAACGCTCAATAAGTGGCAAGGTACGACGCGACAAAGCCGAGGTGATTATCATTTTCAAAGTCGGTGGCAAGCTATACCCACAAACTGAACAAAACGGCGAGCTAATTGATGCCTATTTTCATACAGGTGATGAAACCTACCTCGACCAGCTTACCGATGAGGTACCGTTCTAATGACAGCACGAGATGCAGTATGGCGCGATTTCGTTGATGAACGTATCGAAGAGATTGCCAAGCACAACCAGTACATTACCAGCGATATGATCATTGGCGACCTAGAGCGTCATGGCAAAGGTCTATCAAATTACTCGCCACTCGGTCCAGCATTACAAGTGGCGCAACGCAAAGGGCTGATTGAAAAACAACCCACTAGCCGTAAGTCAAAGCGACCAACGACCGTATGGATAAGCAAAGTATATGGAGGTCAAAAGTAATGCATGATTTATCAATTGATACCAAGGTACAGGCAAAGCTCAATGATTTGGTGACGGTATCTCTCAACCATAATGCGGCAGTAGTTGAATACGCATCATTGATTATTTCAGCCGGTCCAGCACGCGACAAGCGCGAGCAACGTAAACGCATTGATAGCTTTAAAGAAATACACGATAAAGCAAATGCGCAGCACATTAAAATCATCGAAGAGCTAGAAAAGGTTGTCAGCGATGATCGTGATTGATTGGGTACCAAACGGTCAAGGTGGTTTCTTTGCAAACGTACTATATGATCATGGCGAGCGACAGCGATGGATATGGAACGGCAAGCAAGATCGTTATGTAAAACTTGAGGCGCCAGAGTAATGGCTGGCAATAGTACCATCAAACCAAAGCCATGCAGTGTGTGCGGCTCGATATGGCATAGTGCGATGTATCACAACCCTCGCAAGCCAATCGCCGTCAGAAAGCCGTTACAGCGCTCTAAAAAGCCAATACGGTACGAGAGCCAGAAAAACCAGACAAAGCGCCTAGCAACGCGTGAGGCGTGGTTTGAGGCTAACCCACCAGACAAAGATGGTTATTGGTACTGTTACATTTCAAAACATCCGCTCTGTCCGAGAAAGCTGACGATCGATACGGTCCAGCTTGAGCATAATTTGAGCAAAGTGCGGCGCAAAGATTTGCGGTTTGACATAACCAACATTTTCCCAGCGTGTGAGCATGATAACAAAGCAAAAGGTAGCCTATCGGCAAAGGAGTATATGGCAATATGAAAAGGTACGCAGTATTTGCAAAGAAATTAGAAAACCGCAAAGACGAACAGTATGTCATTTGGCACTTTCTCAACGATACCGACGACATCGAAGAGGCTTTTACATGGCATCACGCAGCAATGAACAATAAAGATTATGGCGAGTGTCAAATCGTCGAACGCATTTATTTGGAGGTTACAAAGATATGAGCAGACTAGACGAAATCAAACCAAGCGGTAAAGACGGCTTGTATAAAGTCGAGGTGCAGGTCGAGGGTGAATGGGTGCTGTTGTGTAGCATGGATAAAGAAAGCATCATCAAAATGACCGATTACGCCGAGGTGTTAAGCGATCACGATAACGAAACAGTATCAGAAACGGTACACAGCGACGTTGTGAGCGGTGTTGGCTCAAAAGATAACCCAGTGGGTGTATTATTGCTCGAAACCGTCAAGCAAGCGCCTGTACTCACCCAGCAACTACAAAATGCCGTGGCGACATATACCGAGTACGCATCAAAACCGCAAATGTATACAAAAGCAATTGCACATGACCTATTTGGTCCAAAGAAAGGTGAATAACATGCCAGAGGTAAAACCACCAACACCAGTAAAAGGTATCACTCAAGAGGGTAGGGTACTAAACATGATTAAGCGTAAAGGTGGCGCAACCAATTGGCAGCTATCACGCATTGCTCTCAAGTACACATCAGTGATAAGTGCGTTGCGAAAAGACGGTCATATCATCGTTGCAGAGCGCCAGACATTGCCAAACGGTCGACCGAGCAACACATACAATTATCGAATTGGCGGTCAGTTGTGAAAGTAAACAATCAAATGATTGATGATTTCATGACTCTCAATGGCTACACATGGGATGAGCCAAACATGGAGTATGTGAACGGCAGTAAGATTGTCAGTGGTGATTTCGCCAGCACCGTCGTACAAGCACTCACAGATGCAACCAAGCCCGATGTCGACCGCTTTGAAGTGATTGATCACCGAGAGTGTGTGTGGTGCCGTGGGCGCAAGCTTGAAAACCGACTCGTCAAGGGTGAATACAAAGAGATGCCATGCAGCAAATGCGATGGCAGTGGCATCATGGGCGGTCGGGTATATACTGTCAGTAGCAACCCAGAGCGTAGCATCATCGAGGTTGAATTAAGCTATCAAGATGGTGGCAAAACATTAAAAGTATTTGTGAAAGATCGAGGTTGATATGAAACAAGAAGAGTACGAAAAACTTTGGGGTAAGAAAACAATGCAAGAGGCGTTGCAAGATGCGATTGCCAAGGCTCACACAGGGTACAGTTACGCGAAATTGGTATCAATGGTCCAAGACGAAGAGAATGACGATGGGCTTGAGGCTGACGAGGTAAAAGACGTCGATAAGCTCACAAATCTCATTGGTCACATGTTTGAATACTATGGAGTCAAGCGGCTCGGTGAGGGCTTTGACAAGCTCGAGTTCGCATCACAAATGTACATCGCTGGTGGCATCATACATCGCTTTACAGCTGGCTTGCCAGATGGTGCAGGGTTTGCCGAGGTAAAGATGGAAAATAGCGACTGGCAAGCTCTATTGGTCCGTAAAGACTCAGATTACCAGCCCGAGGTTGATGCACTAATCAAAGCAACGGAGGAATAACCATATGATGGGCGCACCACAAATAATCGATTTAACATATGACGGCAAACGGCACTGGTTTAAAGTCTGGCGATACGCAACTGAACAAGATTTGTATTCAGCATTGCGCAGCGATCATATCAAAGTCGAAAACAATGATACTATCGCATACACTGACTGTTACCCAGCCGTCGTGAATGGAAAAGAAAACGAAGAGGCTGGGCGCATGTACTTTTTAGATAAGACGGTCGATACGTTTGCTCATGAGGCAACACACATGGCGCTTGGCATCATTGCACGGCACGGTCACAAAAGCATCGTTGCAACAATTGACGAAGAGCCAGAGTTATCGCATGATTTGTGTTATCTCATCGGTCAAATCACCTCAGAGTTGTATAGTAAGTCAAAAGCATTTTAAAAAGCTTATGTCGTAAAATATTAGTGCGGCACTCGTGTGGTGGCGAGTAATGAAGAAATAGGTATCAAGCCTGTCGCACTATCATAAAGATGAGAGCCTTTATGGATGTGGAGAGCGCCCCAGAAATGGGGCGTTTTATGTTATTATTGCATTAGCACTTTAACACCGCAGGAATTAGTTGGAGTATAGTATCGTGAGTATGGATAAATATTACTTATTGTTTCAAAACGATAAGAGCGTAAGAGAGTTAGTTGAAATCCCTTTAAAGGATAGAGTACAGTTGATCGGTGTTAGTAGATATACTGACTTTGATGAAAGTTTGCCAGACGATGCAGCTGGTCGGAGAGGTCACCAATTTAATGGTGCATACCCCCTTTTGCATGATGGTAATTTCAATGCACTATATGGCAAGATGATGCAGTTGTGTGACGCTATGATTAGCGACACTGAACAACGTGGCGCTTTCAAGTCATTAGTAAAAGAAAACTTGAGTGATTGGTACGGTAAGGAAACTGGCTACACATTCAAGATGACAGAGCAATTAGCAAAAATTAAATAATTAAATATGCGGTGAAGTGTCAAAGCCCCTTGTAAAATAGGGGCTTTTTATATTTCCGTTATTGTGCCGGTCCAGTCAACGTCATTTGCAATCATATTACGAGCGACGCGCTTGCCTTGTGGCAAATCATCACGCCCCTCGATCAATGAGCCTATATCGTCATCATGGTCGACTAAAGAGGGGTTTGTATATAGCACCTTTGTCATGTTGCCAAAATAAAACTTGCCGATGCGTGTGTCATATGGGTCATCGTCGGTATCACAAAACTCGAGCAATGGCTCTATGTGTTCAGTCGGCAACGCAATGGCAACGCCCCAAAATAGCAAGTAACCACTCAACCATGAGCCATCTGGCGCACTTGCAACGGCTTTGGTCACTCGATCATTGAATGGTCGCACCGTGCCAGTGTAAAGCGATACACACGTTCTAATTGGCGCCGCTGTCAGTGCTTTCTCAAGGTTAGTGAAAAAGTGTTCATTGATTATTGCATCATCTTGTAGTACGACATGCACATCAGCCTTGCCGATGCCATAAGCAAGCGCCCGACGACCTGTATGCCACTCGCTATTTTGTTGGTCCCAAATGATGTGTGGCTCAACAAATGGATATTGAACAATTTTATTGTACAGAGCGACGGCTTGAACGGTCCTATCAGGATGAGCCATTATTGCGATTGATATTTTCATTTGTGGTACCGATCTTTGTTATGACCGCCTTTATGATATTTGCGGCGCTTTGGTAATTGTCGTTTACTGCTCTTGCTAAAAGGCTCGCCTTTGTTTCGCGGTTGGCGTTTCTCGGCTCGTGTGCGTTGCTTATAACCAATATTAAGCACAATGGCATTTCTTGGGTAGGCATCAACATAATCAGGATAAATCATAATTTAGCAATCGCCTCGAGCAAGTCATCTTGTATTTCATTAAGTGGTTTCACGAAAGCTGTTTTATAGTCCATCCATTTCCAATTGCCACTAATAACATCATCTCGAGCAATGCGCATATTTGGTATGCCATACGAGTCGGCTATGATTAAACCGTGCAATGAGCTTGAAAGAATGACCCGACAGCTCGATATTTTCTTAATGACCGTTTCTGGTGGCTCAGTAGCGTCGATTACGATGTCAGCGAATGGGTAATCATCTTTGTCGACATAATGCCGTACAACGCCAATATTGTAGCGTGCTGGCTCTTTGGTCCATATTCTAGATGCCAATAAACCGACATCACCTAATACGGCATTGCTTTTTAAATTGTCTTGAGTGAGTTTGCCTCTTACAGCAAGTGTATAAAAATTGTGTTCACTATCATGAGTATAGCCAGAGCCAGCACCCAATACAGTCACGTTTGGGTTTTGTGTTTCAGCTATATCGAGTATAGTGCCGATTATCACAACGTCGGCTTTCGATAATGCTACACGGCGCACTTTATAGCCCAGCTTGGTCAATATAAGCGCACCCAGCTCATCGCCAAAGTTATATGGCTTTTTGTTGGTACGCCACCACCATGCATTGATTGTTTTATTTGTGTCTGAACCAAGCATCAGTAACCGCCTCATATTTCTTAAATAGTGATGTTATATGGCGCCCATATTCAATGCGGTCAACGTATTTCGTATATAGCAGTTTGTTGAATATACCCATCTCAGTAAGGTCTTGTCGGCGCTCAAAGTGGTACTCGTACATGTCTTTGCATAAGTCCATGACAATGCGCCGATCACCACCAACCACACCGCAATTAAGCAACAGCTTATCGCTATTCTCTCGTAAGAACCTGTTTACCGACGGCTCAAGGTGCCGTGTAAGCATCCATTTGTTATTAAGCTTTTGGGTTGGCTCATCACCAACATATAGCGTGTTTGGCTTGATGTGAGTAAATGGGTTGTTCACCATGTCGACATCAGTGGCATCGACAACAAACACATTGGCTATCTCAGGATGGTCACGCAAGTATTGCCACTCTTTGAGCCAGCGTTCAAAGTAGGGTGTAGTTGATATGGTGACGCGGTTTGGTGCATCGAAACAGTTGTGTATTAGTACGAACTCAAAGCCCTTTGACTCAACTGATTGCTTGAGCTTATCGATTTCTTTTTCATTGGCAAACCACGCTTGATTGCGTTGAGGGTCCATTACATTAGCAAAGTAACAGGCTATGACGACATCCTTGCCATACGGTGCATACTCAGTCGAGTCGGCACGCTCATTGAGCAATGCATGGTTTCTCACGATGCCATCAGTGCGGTCGGCTTGCGATATGCTACTCGATACCTCTTGGTGTTGGTCCATGCTATGGATAAGCAAATCACTATCGATAACGTCCATATGTTTGAATGTAGTAAGCCCAGCATTGTGTATGCGGTTTGACCAATCACCATGCTCATCCATTGCCTTGCCAAACTGTACTGCCATACCACCCACGACGTCGAGTACGCGGTGCTTGATGTACAACATACAGCCCCTCGCATGGCTATGAGCAACGTGCTTGCTATCGGTGTATACGATGTGGTCATCACCGACTGGCGTACCATTAGCCCAATCTTTAAAGCAGTACATCAAGTGACTCTCATTGCTCTCGATGTATGGCACCCACCAGTTGGCGGCAATAGGGTATGTATCATCATCAAACAGAAAGATGTGGTCGCAATCGGCAAGCAATTCAAGACATTTGTTTTTGGCTCGAGCAATGCCGACGTTGCTATCAAAGCGGTACACATCACCATCAATGTTTACTGGTACCTTGCTCGCGTCATCCACCACCACAATCTTTGCATCAGGTGTAAGCGCAGCTATCTTGGCATAGGTTTCAGCCGCCAGCTGGTTGCGGTTGTGAGTAGTGATTTTGATACCAACATTATAGTAATTCCTTTGTGTCATTTTCGCCGTGATAGCTGGCGATTATCTTTGATATATTTGCGCTTTGATCGTACACGGCGCTGTAACCAGAGCCAG